ACGATCTCAGAGAGGTCACTGAACTCGATCTTTGACCCGTTGGCGGCAACCGCCAGCTGGTCCATGCGCCGACTCGTCTCCTCCGCGGAGAACCCGAAGGTGTTCGTGATCGTGAACGCAACCGCGACAACCTTGTTCAGTTCTGTATGTGCAACAGTCGCGAGCATCGCGGACGCAGCCACCCCCTGCATGGCCTCTTCGTTGCTCAAGCCCATCTTCGACAGTTCGGTGAACCCACGGATGACCTCAGGGATCGCGATACGACTCGCGCGCGAGATCATGATGAACGTGTCCATGTTCTTTCGGCCGAAGTCCTCAACCGACCCACCCGTAATGTCAGCGAACGCACGCATGTCCGCTAAGGCATCCTGGAAGTCCATCGCCGGCTTCAACATCGCCCCGAACCCTGCCGCCACTTGGCGCAGAACCCCCAAGGTCAAGAAAGCGGGGAAGGCACCAAGGAAAGCAGTCCGAGTGCGGCTCGCCGACGTAACAGCAGTGGTCTCCAACTGCTTCACGTTGCGGCTAGCAGAGGCGACACCTGGCGCTGAACGGTCGACGAACTGAAAGACCACCTCGAGGCGGCCCATGGCGTTCAAGGACATCCGCGTCTACCGCTCCCGCCGCAAGCGTTGCGCTGTGCGCGCAGCCCGGATCATCGACGGATCCATGCGCTTGGGCCCGGCCGGCGCGTTCGGGTCTGGAGCGGGCTTACCCGTGAGAGCTTGCTGCTCGAGCTCTCGCAGTCTCTTGGTCGCTTCTTGGATCATGTCGACCTCGTACTCGTAGAGCTCGTTCGCTTCGGACCAGCTGAGTTTCGGACTCCCTATCAGGGGGGATTGGTACGTAAGATCGACCAGGAGGCCGATGTACTTCTTGTGCGTCTCTAGCCAGCGCGCGCGATCGGCGTCTCCTCTTCCTCGCCGGTCATCTCCGCCCTCACTCCTCCCCCGGTCGGACGGGTCGTCTCCGTCTGGAAGAAGCTCGGCTGTAAAGGGAGGTTCTGTCCCCACGAGTGCCCGCAGTTCTCGCAGATGACCTTGATGGCCACGTCGGCGCCGCAGTCGTACTCCTCCATCGCCGCGAGGATGCGGTCTGCCTCCCCCTCATCGAGGTCCTGCACGAACCGCGCTCGAGCGATCGGCCCTGGCCCGAGCCCACTCACTTCGACGAGACGTGCCGCCAAGATTGCGTACTCACCCTCGAGCTTGTAGTTGTCCTCGAGGCCCGCGATCTTCCGGTTGTCCTCGGTCCGCAACAGCCGGAACTTGATGGTGCGCCCATCCACCTCGATTTCGATGGGCTGGTCCGAGCGCACGGCGTCGATGCCGTCCTGGGGTAGGTCCTTGCGCTGAAGCTCACTCAGATCGAACGGCGTCTCGATCGAGTTCGCGCAACTCCGACATGGGGTACGGAACGTGTAGATGTCGCCCTTGGAGATACGGCGGCTCTGGATGAAAGCCCAGAACGTGTCCCCCTGGAGAACCTTCCCCCAGTTGACCTGTCCGTTCGAGAAGTTGTACGGGCCAGGGTCAGTCGTGCTCAGCCACACGCGCTGGACGATCTCCTGGATCAGCGTGTTCGACCTCAGGACCTTCTGGTCCTTGTAGATCGCCCGATCCTTCACCTTCCAAGCGCGGATGCGCCCCTTCAACCCAGAGGGGCACTCGACGTCGATCTCCATGGAATCACCTTGACCTTGTTGTGCGGCCTACGCCGCTATGTTGTTTCAGAGTCCCGTTAGGGCGCGAGCGTGAGCACCAGCGGAGAATCCGCCGTCAGGAAGTAGTCGTACGTGATGATCGCTTGCTCGATCACCACCTCATCGACGGTGTTGTCCCAGTCGCCAGCGACGTACTTCTGGCAGCAGGCGCCGATGAAGTCCCACCCGAAGAGCTCGCTGTCGTCACGGTCGAGTTGGATGACCCCGAAGTCGTCCGTCTTGTAGAGCGGCGACACGAGACCGCGGCCGCCTCGGCCTGAGGCAGCATTGGCCCCTTCGAGGAACCAGTTGTGGATGTCGAAGTCGGAGCTGGTGCCCCGCTCGAGAGTGACGTCCGAGAACGTCAGTCGGCCGAGGTCCTTGATCGGGATGAGAGCTCCGCCCTCCCAGTACTCGATCTTGGCCGCCTCGACAGAGAGCTCGGACATCTTCTGGAAGGCTGCGAACCCGAACTTGTCCGAGTTGCACAGGAACTTCGCCTTCTGATGAATCTTGCGCTTTTCGCCGAACGGCATTTCCCAGTCCTCCTATCAGGCAGCCGCGTCGAGCGCCTGCGTGTCCTTGCTCACCAAGATGACGATGAACTTCGCGGGATCGGCAGTGGCCACCCCGACCTTGATGAAGACCTTCTTCTGCTTCTGCACGGTGGGGTTGTTGATCCCACGCCCCGGCACGTCGGCGTCCACCGTGAAGGCCAACGACGGGTCGTCGGAGGCGAACGCGCCGTTCTTGGTCAGCTCGAGGAGCGGACCGCGCACGCTGCGCTCCATGGACCGGCGCAGGCGCGGCGTGTTGGACCGGTGCCGGACGAAGTCCAGCACTTCCTTCATCTGCCGCTCGAGGTTCGAGACTCCACGGCTCTGCCCGATGCTCGGGAAGACACCTGACGGGTGAAGGATTTCCGTCCCGTCGATGTAGATGCTGCCACCCGCGAGCGGCCGCGTGATGGGATTGACCTGCTTCGGCACGACGACGTCGCGCACGGTCTTGCGCAGAACCTCGTGATTGTCGGTCTCGAAGTCGACGACTCCGAAGATCTTCCCGACCTCACGACCTGCGGGCTCTTCGAAGGCGCCCACCAGACTGTTGGCGTCCGTTCGAGCCATGACGCCGGCAACCGAACCGGAGCACGCGATCGTGACGAAGTCCCCGGTCCCGTACACAGACGGGTTCGGGTTGGGGATGCGCATCCGCGGCCAGTACAGGCCCGCCTGCTCCGTGTCCGTAAGCGAGCCACGGTGCGTCACGATGCCGTCCCGCGTGGACGCAGCCGGCGGATCGAGAATCGCGAAGACCTCGCGGTTCTTCGTGATCTCGGCGAACGTGATCATTGCGTTCTGCACGCCCGGGGTCGCCCGGTCAGGGATGCAGAGAAGCGTGATGTCGCGCATGTCGAGGGTGTTTAGCCCCTTCGAGAGGTTGGTTCCGCCGGTGAACGTGCTGTCCACCACCGCGGAGCCGTCGGTTCCGCCGGTAAAGTCGAACACGCCCACTGCCGGCCGGTTGTCCGGTGCTGGCGCGGTGGCGAACTGGTCTGCCACCGTGATCAGGGCAGAACCCGTCGTCGTGTGGTTGACGACGGTCACGACGTACTTGGGCGACGTCGGGTCCATCGTCACGTTCGGGAAGTTCTCCCTGTCGATGCCACCTTGGACAATGACGAGGTTGAATTCGGCGTCCACGCCGGTCTCATCTCCGCTCGTGGGCGGGTCGATGCGGACCTGCAAGCCGTTCACGCTGGTGGCGTTGGCCCACGTGCCCTCTGAGCTCGCGGTCGCGAGCAGCGTCGCGGATGGCGCGCCAGACGTCCCGCTGTGGGTCGCGTTGTCCAGGCCGAGCTCATCATCCGCGGTCGAAGACGCCTGAACGGCGATCGACGAGGTGGGCCCCGTCGTGTTGGAGGCGATCTTCACGCGACCACCATCGTTGGTGACGGTGAGGCCAGCAACGGCGAGTTCCACGATGGTCTTGACCTCGGCCACGGTAACCGCGTCGATGTCGACTACGTTGCCGGTGCCGCTGTTCACGCCGAGCGGGAACGCCAAGGCCACGTTGCCGGTGCCGCCGGTCACTTCGACCGATGAGCCCGTGCCGCGCTTGTCGCTGGTGATCTTCACCGCGCCGAGCACCACAGTCGCGAATGCGCCGACCAGTTCCGCGTTGAGCACCGCCGCGACTTCAGCCGCAGTTGCAGCCGCGATCGAGGCGAACTCCGCAGTGTTGAAGATGACCGTCTGGACCGCCCCGCCGTCGATCTTGACCAGCAAGGTATCGAGATCTGCAAGAGCAAACGGCTCGGTGTTCGCCGAAGTCACGTTCCCCGCGGTCGCCACGAACGTCGCAGTCGCCGGAGCACCGCCATCCACCGCGATGTCCAGGGTGTCCCCAGGTTCGATGTCGAAGGGCTCGAACTCGGTCCCCGTGA